TTTTTTTATGTATAAATAGGATATGAAGTATAGTCAGAATTTTCACCAAATACTTTAGTAGTACATACTTCATTAAACATTTCAGTTAGTTTATTCTCATCGACTAAATAAACAGTTTCATACACTGAATTCATTATATCTAAAAGAGTTTTCTTTTTGAAAGTAGAGAATAAAGAAGTATTTTGAATAGGTGATTCACCCATAATATTTAGTGCAACAACTTTAATTTTAACTTTAATATCATTAATTTTAATTAGTTGTTGTTTTTCTTCTGTCATTTCATTTTCAAGAAGTTGTTCAGGTGTATATGTTCCTTTCAACATATCTTTCTCAAATTGATTAGGTTCTTGAGGTTCTATATTATCAATCCATGTAATATCAGATTTATATAGTGTATCAGAATTTTGTACAACTTGAGATTCAGTAGTTAGTGTTTCTTCCATTAATATATTAATATAATAATTCTTTATGTCTTTTTTGTTGTTCTCTTAATTTTCTTGCTTCTAATATTTTTTTATAATATTTAAAACTTTCAGTAGTATTAGAATCCTTAAAATCTAAATTTGCATTGTTCTTTGATAATATTACATGGGTTACATGGTTCATTCTATTCATAAAGAATAAGAAATATATTATATTCATTAGTATATTATAAATTTATATCTTTAATTAATTTAGAAGACCTTATAGAATTTAAGGTTGGTTGAAATTCGTTTATGATGGTTTGTTCAAATCCTGTACCTTGAGATAAACATTCTATATCTATCTCATGTGTTTTATTAAATGTAAAGTTATCCCATCCTCCATGGTCTCTAATATATTTATATAATTTAGTCCAATACAACTTACCTACTTTGTTACGTACGTTCTTTTTATGGTGACTCTTTCTTCTTGATAAATTTAATGTACTGCCAATATAGAACTGTTCTGGATCATTATTATCTTGAATTCTGTATATATAACATTTCATTATTAATTAACGTTTCATTTCCCTAATTCTCTTCATGTGGTTTTTAGCCTCTTGTGATCCTTTTTTAAAACGTCCTTTTTTCTTTGTAATACCTGATCCATAACCATAATTTGATGTATCAAAATCATCTTCATTGTGATCATAATTTCCTCCGTATTTATCTAAATATTTCATTTGAGTTTGAAACTCTTTTTGTTTTTTAGTTGGTCCAAATAATCCAACACCAATCTTTTTACCAATGTAATCAGATGCATAATTTCCTGCCATACTTCCTAATGGTCCTCCTAATCCACCTAATGCAATTGGTACACCATGATGTAGTAAATCAGATGATAATCCTCCTTTCTTTTTTGTTATATAATTACTTACTGTTTTATTAGTAGATTGATCTTTAGTTCCTACACCTCTTTGTGCTGCAGTTCCCATCTTTGTTTCACGTCCTAATTTTTGTGCGATCATTTTACCTGCCATTTGTCCTGCATATGCACCTCCTGCAGTACCTAAAGGACCTCCTGTTGCCATCGTTCCTGCAATACCACCCAGAGTACTTAATGCCATAGGAACACCTTTATATAATAAATCAGTTGCTAAACCATCTTTGGTTGTTACATATTGTACTGCTTCTTTTGTAGGCTTTACTATTTCTTGTTGAACAATTTGTTTTGTAGGTTGTATAATTTCTTGTTTTACTACTTGTTTTGTAGGTTGGATAATTTCTTTTTTAAATCCTTTCTCAATTTTACCAAAAATAGCCCCTCCTTTTTTAGGTCGTCCTCTTTTACGTGGTGTACATTCTTCATCGCTACTACTTTCACAACATGTACAATTTTTACATTTATTTTCACAACATGCACACATACCAAAACCAATCATTTTACTTCCTAATTTAGATAATGATTTTGTAGCATGGGCTTTTAGTGGGTTATATCCTTTAAGAGAAATATCAACTGTATTTTTTGCAGAACTGAAAGGATTTAATGCACTTACTAAATCTGTAGTTGTTCTTACATCTGTTTGATTTTTAGATGGTTTATTGCTAAATGGTCGTGTTGCTTTATTTAATGTAATTGTTTCTGATCCATGTTTACCTAACATTTCTGCCTGTAAACCACCTTGAGAATGACCTATAGTTGTAATATTATCATTTCCATATTTTGCTGAGGCTGCATCTTGAATTTTTTTTGCACTTTTATATCTGTCAGTATCTTTGTATGCACTTTTCCCACCCATTGCATATGTTAAATTATTATTCCAATCTGATAAAGTTCCTACAGTTCCACGATGTACAACAACTGATTTACCTGTTTCTGGATCATAAAATACTTTTGATTTATCTGTTGATAATTCCTCATCCTGTACCCATCCGCCTACATTTTTAATATCACGATTATAACTTGCATCTAATAACCCTTGTAATTCATTAGCAGGAAGTGCACCTCCATGAATATGTACACCATGACCAATGATATGAGTACCTTCACCGAACATAACATAATCATTTTCTGGTTTATATTTTTTTAATTTCAAATTAGGAGTAGTTGTTCTTCTTTCATTTTCAATAAAATTAAACTCTTTTGTTCTTTTAACCATTATATTATTTAATATATTTTCTTTTTATATATATATTAGTAGTCAGGATTCCATAATAAGTAGGCGCTTAAATATGCAGGTGAATACTTGGGTGCATGATACCATCTGTGATTACGAGACATAAATGCTTTTAGTTTATCTTTGTCATTGGACTTTGTATAATCCTGATATGACATAAGGCCAAAATGTTTTACATCACCATTATTATCATATATCATATATTTCTTATCTTTTCTCGTTGATATCTCAACGGGATTTAAACCCATTATTTCTGCGATTTTCTTAACTTTGTTTGGATTTGAATACTTTTTGATTTCTTCACTTTTCATATTCTTTTACTCTTCTCTACTCTTTAATATATTTAAAAATATATACTATAGACAATATCTAATATCCAAAAACCAAAATATCCAAAAATAACTGGGTTTTATAAAAGTCCTCTTTACGAGAAAAATAATATACTAAGTTTGAAAAACCCAAGAATTCTTGGATTATTTGGTTTTTGGTTGGATATTAGAGATATATTTTTATGAATAGGATAAAGAGATATAAAAGAAAAATAGGTATAAATAAAAATGAGTACTATAAAATTGAGTAAATATTATGACGAACGAGAAATAAGTATTGAGTTAGGAAAACAACAAAAAGAAAGATATAAAGATATAATTGAAAGAGAAAATAACGTTAAATTACGTGCAATAAAAGTTGCGGAAAGAATAATAAAAAATTCTATTAAAAATAAAACTCTTGATCCAGAATATATATAAACACAAGAACAATTTAAAAATGATTATATTAAAAAATATATAAAACTTATGCATGATATGGATATATTTATTAATGGATTAAAGGAAAGAGATATAAAAGAAAATTAAGTATAAACTAATAATATGAATATTAAGGAAAAAATCAAGGAAAATAAACCAAATATATCCGAATCTAGTATCAAAACATATAACTCAATTCTTACTAATTTACATAAGAATGTATATGGTGATGATGATTATACATTGAAAAAATTCAATGATACTGATACAATCATAAAATACCTTAAGGACCTAGAACCGCAAAAGCGCAAGACCATACTTGCATCATTGGTCGTTTTAACTGACAATAAAAAGTATAGAGATATTATGCTTACTGATATAGAGACAAGCAGAACAAAATCACAACTACAAGAAAAGACAGATAAACAAAAAGACAATTTTATCGATGGTGATACTATCAGTAAAATATACAAAAATTTAAAGAAAAAAGCAAATCAATTATATAAAAAAGGGACTGAGTTAACTCAGTCTGAAGTTCAGGAAATACAAAATTATATTATCCTATCTTTGTATAGTGGTTTATACATCCCACCGCGTAGGGCGAAAGATTATACAGAATTTAAAATTAAAAATATCAATACAGAAAAAAATAATTACATGGATAAAAATGAATTTGTATTCAACGAGTATAAAACATCTAAAACATACGCTCAACAAAGAGTAGAGATTCCAAAAGCATTAAAGACCATAATTAATAAATGGATAAAAATCAATCCTACAGAATATTTACTATTTGATATTCATCAACAGAAATTATCTAATGTAACTCTCAATCAACGTATTGAAAAGATTGTAGGTAAAAAGATGGGAGTAAACGGCTTCAGACATACATATATGAGCGAGAAGTATCAGTCATCAATACAGACTAATAAAGACATGAATAAAGATTTTAAAAACATGGGATCATCTATGCATCAGAAAGAAGTTTATATTCAAAAGTCTTGATCACTATCACTATTATACTCTTTAACCTTTTTCTTACTACCATTACTATTTGTTCTTGGAATACCTTTTAAAAATGTATCTAGATTATAATAATCTAAAAATCCTTTTCTATATTTTTTATTACGGGCGACTTTTCCACCCGTAATAATAAGTGGTCTCAGTTCTACTGAGGTTGCATCATTGTAAACTGCTTTTAGTTCATCTTTATCTAAGTCAGAAGACCATTCATTTAGAATTGCTGTTTGTTCTCGTTTTGATCCTCCTAAATCTAACAGTACTAAATAATTACTATTTTTTCTAATAAATTTAGGAATCCCGTAGTAATCCTGTGACAAAAATATAACGCAACAATTTTTCTTTCGTGCTCTCATATAATACTCCTCTACAGGTTTTAAATCTTTACTTAAGACTAAATCATCCCATACTACTAAATGATTAAATTTCTTATCCATATCATCTAATTTAGGTGTACTATGCATACCTTCCTTAACTTGTATCTGTTCAAATTCACCACTTAAATAATTGTATAATGGTTCATCTTTATTTCTTGTTACAATTGTAATATCTGCAAATGTTCCCTTATTACCTGCACTAAATACTTTAATAAGATTTAATAAGAAATTTGTTTTACCACTTCCTGATGGTGCAACTATACACATTCTAAATGGAATTTTGATATCATGTAAATGTTCATTTGGGTTATCTACTTCTTCTAAATATTTTTTTGGTATGACATTATAAAAATTTATAATATCACTTGTATTACCAATTTGTTTTTTTTGTCTAGGCATTATAATAAATAATGAAACATACTTTTAAATAATTGATATAAAAACATATTAACAATATTAATATAATATGTCAGTAAATACACCGCCAACAGAAAACATACCGATTTTTGATCCTTCGGTATTTCCATCATCAAGTGGAACGGCTTTAACAATAGCTACAGGATTAGATTATTTTTTATCATATCCAGTCGCACAAGGAAGTGAAATATTTCCATCAAATGTAACATTACAATCAACATTAACAGACGCTTCTGGAGATGTAGGAACATCAGGACAAGTCTTAACATCTACAGGAACAGGAACAAATTGGACGAATGGAGGAACAAATGGTTATATAACTTATAATGCATCAGCATTACCTTTTACTCTTCCTGTATCAACCTACGTAAATTTATTTGTTTTTTTTACAGGAAGCACTTCAGGTATTTTAACATTACCTCTATCAGGATTTGTAAGCGGTTCTAATGTTTTTATTAAAAATACATCATTAGGGACAGTAAACATTGCAACTACATATATATCATTTATAGAAGGACTTACATCATCGATCGCTATACCTTTAGGTTATACTGAATCAATAACATTATTTTTTAATGGTTCAGTATGGGTGCAATCAACATTTACAAATTCAGTAAATCAATTAACAGTTACTTCTGCATTTTATCCAGCAAGTGTAAATACTGATTCAATCGTACAAAAACTTTCACATACAACATCAGAAGAAATTGACATATATTCAACCACTACAATAGGTGATATTTATCTTGGTAAATTATTACCATCTCCATATACATTAAGGCTTTGTAATACAACAACAGGAGCGTCAGGTGCATCAGTTCATGTTTCAAATATTGGTTTTGATGGTAATAATATAAATCATGCAACTAGTCCAGCGTCAGGTATTATAAAATTAGGTAATTCAGCTACTACAGGTCAGTTATTTATCGGTGGTGGGTCAACCACAGCAGTACATACAACTGGACCTATAATTATTGGTTCAGATTCAACCGCATCAGGAGGTATCAACATAGCCACTGGAACAAATATGACAGTCCCAACAGTAAATACAGTAAATATTGGTAGTGGAACATATGCAACAAACATTAAAGGAACATTAACATCTACGGGTAATATATCAGCATTAACAACCTCCACAATATCAACCGCATCAGGAAATATTTCATCAACATCTGGAAATATTACAACTGCAGGTGTAGGTGCAATTTCAACTACTGGTACGGGGTCTATTTCAACGGCTTCAGGGTCTATTACAT